ACTGAAGGTTTATTTCTATATCGTAAACCGTCTCGTACCAATGATAATAAATTTTAATCAGAAGAAATTAGGTCAATGTTCTTTACACCAGGAATAAGTTCTAAATTGGCTTGTGGCCATAATTTACCAACTTTGTCACGTATTTCATTATAGACATATTCGTTTTTCAACTCTTTGTCTGTAAAACTTTTACGTGCCTGATCCAATCGTTCAGTGACTTGCTGTGTACGTAACTGTCTGAACTGATCCACAGCAGGCTTCATTTGTGAAATGATAGCTTGTTGCTGACGAATGTATTGTTCATTCTGTTGCATACTTGCTTGGATTCTTGCAATTTGTGCAGGATCCCTAGTCTGTGCCAATTGTTGCTGAAATGTTGTTTGATAACTTTGTGTTTTCACAATTTCATCATATGCACCTTGCAACTTAGGCTGAACGGTAAATTCCATTGCTAATGTTAAACCTTCTTGCTCCATTTGCTTTCCCTTAAGGTACTCATCAAATTCGGCACGTTGAATCTTTAACTGTCTTGCTTCTTCATGTATTGCTGATCCTTGACCTAAAATGGCTGCGGCTTTCTTAGCATCAACGACTACTTCTTTACCGTTCTTCATAAACTTGAACTTAGCGTTCGGATTAGTTTCTGCAAATTCGATAAAATCAATTAGTTCGTCTTGTGTAGAATTTGTACTATCAGTGCTTACAGTTTCCTGGGCATCTGCTTCCAAATTGTCGCTTGCAATATTATTGTCACTAGTATCATCAACTTCGGCTTCAGCATTATCGCTTGGGGCCACAGGGCTTGATGTATCTGCCGATACTTCTTGACCTGTTGCAGTCTGTTCAGTACCACGTGATTGATTACGCATGTCTAACATTGCGGTCATTTTCTGTGCTATTGAGTCCAAACTAGGAACTGCGCTTGATTCAGTGGCCGTGCCTTGCGGGGCATTAGGCGTGATTTCATTTGTCATTTTAAATTTTCCTTAAATTACTCGGGTACTTCCGTATTACCAAGTTTACTTTTCAAATATACTGCCTTTTTTAGGCTAGTAATGAAACTATCTATACCAGCAAGTTCGTTACACATTGCAACTCGCTGTGTATCATCATCTGGAGTATGACCTCTTATACTTGATAAGTTGTCTAATACTTCAAACTTATAATGGTGTACAAACATTGCCAAATCTTTATTTTTCAGCAATGCTTCAGCCTGACTTCCATAATGTCTTACTCTATCTTGTTGACTAGAAGTAAGTTTGTTTATATTACTTACGTTTACTGTCAATCTGTTGTTATAAAATTCTATTGTATTTTCGTCTATCATATTCTATTTATGCTTGCAAAATATTAGTATACTTTTGGATTGCCTTGAGCCATACTCATAAACTCTAATTGACTTTTAGCACTGTCGCCAACCATTTCTGATTGAACCTGTTTAGTTTTAGCATCGTTCAATGCAGCCATACTTAAATCTTTCTTGTCACTTGGGCTAGGTTCTTTGTTCTTAGCGGCTTCTTGACCTTGTTGTATCATTTGTTTGACTTCATCATCACTAGGCAAATATGTATCACAATCTTTAACTCCAAGCACATACAATGTATCAGCAAATGGTTTCTTAATTTTCTGATAAATTTCAGGAGTTAATGTACCTACTTGTACCATACCTTGTGTTGCTTGATATAAATCACTTTGGCATTTTTGAATGATTTGTAATCGACCCAATGCATTTTCTTCACTCATCATACCCAATGCTAATTCTAAGTGAATCTGTTTTCTATCGCAAAAGTTCATGTCATCCCATGCTTGATAGTCTAAAAACACAGGTTGTTTGTCTGGGTGAAATTTTTGTGCTAATTTCTTAACACCATAATCATCACCATATTGTATTAATGTACGCCATACTAACCATAATGCTTCTTTCAATCCTTCAGCACTATTACGTACTGTATTGTCTTGAATGATTTGGTTAGGAGTTAATGCCAATTGCAATTTAACACCACTATTACCTGGCGCCATAACTTCTGGATTGAATACATCAGTAGGTGTAGTCATACCAACCATAGCCATAGTATCTTGTTGTATGCGGTTCATAGCAACTTCCAAGAATTGTAAGTTTCCGCTTGGAGGAGGGAGTTGATATATGTCTTTAGTTGGATCAAACTTACTGTCTAGTATAAAGATAGCACTTTCGCCATCTTGTAACATCTCAAAGTCTAATCTATCTGGCTTAACACCAATACGAGGAGTGGCAGTTAATAGTCCTAATTGTATTTCTGCTCTTGCGGCTGATGTGTTGTACTCTTGCATAGGTATTACACTTTCAGCAATACTCATACCATAAAAGTTGCCTGGGAGAGGTTTAGGACACATATTAGCAACAGGAATAAATTCTACTTCTTTTGCTGATATAATATAACTGCCACTATAAATTAACTCAACAAGTTCTAATTCACCATCACCATCAATGTCATACTTGTTCCATACAGTAACAATACTTACTTGGCGACTATCTGGATCAGCACTACTTGCACTACTAACAGGAATACCCATAATTGGTACACTGTCACGTGCGTGAATTGCTAAGTTGTTTAGTACACTACCTGCTTGATATGCACCATTCATGTTATATTCAGCATGTTCACGAAATTGTTCTAAGTCAATGCCAGGATACAATTCAGTTGCTTCTTGAATAGTCATAGGATCATAATAACCACAGAAAGGTTGATCCTTCATCTCTGGTACTGTTGGGTCACATATCCAATAGTGTTGTGCAATAGGTACAAATTTTACGTTTACATTATAACCAGTTAATTTATATTTTGCAGTATAAATTGTATTGCGTTTAATTGCTTCATTTAATATTTCTTCTTGCGTTTCCAAATGACCCTGACTCATTTCATTACGTGCCATTGTCATTGATTCCATGTCTGGTTCTTCTTCAATATTAGTCATTGTATTCATATGACTATCTAACATTTCTTGTGCAAAACTTTTCTTTTCTTCACTTAATAATTGTTGAACTTCGGCCAATGTTTTTTCCATGTCAACATTGATTCTACGTTTGGTTTGACGTAGTGCAGTTAATCCGCTATCACTAGCTTGTTGTTCAAACGCACGTAATTGGTCATTTGTACCTTGCGTTTCTACATAACGAACAATAGGTTCACGAATTGGCTTAATCATCATCATGCCATTTTTGTGCATGTTTGCATCCATGATCCAACGTTCTAGTATAAAGTGTGGGTCATTCATTTGATTGACCACTTTACTTACCATGTCATTTGCTTGACGTGCGGCTATTTCGTCATCTTCACTGTCAGCAACAAACTCAAAATTAATCTCGCCATTGGGCATTAAGCCCTTAGCAATAACTGCTGTAGCATAATCTACAACTGGTTTCACACTTGGGTGAATATAGTCAATGCCGTTGACAGGAGCAGTACTATCAGTAACGGCAAGACACAAGTAATGATAATCACTGGCACGATTAACCGCATTTTTAGTTCCTAAATAACGCAAATAACTTGCCATTTTTACGTCCATCAAATTTTTCATGCGTACAAAATTGGCATTAATTTTGCGATTTTGATTAATTTCGCTAATAGGGATTTGTTTTATATCTAACATAGTTCTGAGTTTACCTTAAGTATCTAGTATTTAGTCTTAATGTTTCAATGTAAAATGATGCGTGGCTGATTATCTATGATATCAGGTAATAAACTACATGCATGACATTTTGCGTTTTCTTGATCCTCATCGTCTAATTCATAAATTGTATGAGGTGTTTGTGCTACAATGCAAATTTTCTCAAATATCATTGCATGTTTTTCACACATAATCATTGGCGTATTATCGTCACTTGCTACTAAAAATAAACTATCCATGTTATTCCTTTATAAAATCTTGTATTAGTATTGAGGGTAAATTACCATACTGTTTTATATATTCAATCTGATGTGTTTTTAATGGGCTGTTAATTGTACTAAACTTGCTACGTACACACTCTTTACCTACAATTGTATATTTTGGATTTAATGTAAAGTCACGAATTACTCTTGTACCTATACCATCATCTTGTTCATAATAATTTAAAAATATAAATTCTGTATCATTTGGTTTTAAGTCAGTAATAGTATTTGTACTATTGGCCCATTTACAATCAATTAGTATATTATATCTAAAACCTATATCTACACTTATTGTTAACAAATATTCTAATAATGGTATGTCTGTAATTGTACCTGTGTATGTTATATCAACATCTTTTGTGTTGTTTATATCATACACACATCTACCCAATATATTACAATCTAGATTGGTAGATTGTATAACTGGTTTCATGCTATTATACCAAGATTTAATAGCATTCATATTGGGTGTACCCCATTGTCTGTTAGTTGAAACTTTTCCGCGTCTATAATACATAATTAATTTACCGAATATGCTTTCTTCCATGAGGGTTTATTACTGTCATCATATTTGACATACCTGTCACGTTGTGCAGCCATACGCTGTTGTGGACTACGATTGTCCCAGGGTTCTGCAATGCCTTGTAAGCAAGCAAGTATACCATAACGACAACTATCAATACAATCGTCAGGATCACTAAAACGACCTTGTTGGTCAACAAAATAGTTTCTTGCCTCACTTAAAAAATGTGTGCAATTTTCATTAATCATTAAACTGCCCACTTCTAACATCTGACGCATTTGGTTGATACCATAACTTTTATGATTAGTGGTACGACCTTGACTATCAGGTGGATTCATAATTGCTTTTTCATATACGTTTAATTCGTAACTTTCAAATAGTTCACGAATACTACTAGCCGACATTGTATAACGTCCAGATGTATTTGCATCTGCTGGGAGTACAATGGGCGTACCAAACACTTCTGGTCTAAGCAAATGGTTGATATACTGTGTTGGGACAGCTTCTTCAATGCCTTGAACAATGATTTGTTTGTGTAAATATGCCGTTCGTTCATATGGTTCCCAATATATTAAACTGATAACTGTTTTGTCATTAACCAATCCTAAGTCTAAACTAATAACACGTTGAATGTTTTGCATACTAGCAAAGTCAAAGTCACCTGTTTTATAAGTAGGCCAATTATTAATTTGAAACACAGCACCTTTACCCATTACAGGTTTACCAGCAATACGTGCTTCACGTTTATGTGGTAAGTAATCACGTTCAAGTTGTTTACGAGTTTCTTTTAATAAAAATGGCATACCCCATGGATCGTATTCAGGACAATCATCCCAACTAACACGAATGTAATTGTAACCTTCTTCTTTATTCCAAAATTTACTAACTAATCCATTTAATCCTTTTAATGGCGTGAAGCTACATAAAACCTTGCCCTGCGTTGTTGCGGTTCTAGTAACGATTTCACTGAAGAAGTCATCGGGTGGTTGTTCATCAAAGACTGCGAGGTTAAGTTTGAAACCTTGTAACTGTCGTACTTCTTGCGTATAATTGGCAAATAACAAATAACTATTACTACCAGACTTATGCTTAATCTCAACGCCAATGCAGTTGGCTCCATCATTTCGCATAGTATCAGTAATAATACACTCACGTGGTATAGCGCCTGATCCAATATTATCAGTAATTTTGACATCTTGTGTTCCTATCAATTCATTTTGTAATACTAATGCAACTTGACTCCAGCCCTCACCTGCTACCATGCATGTAATTGCTTTGTCAAAACGATAACCTTCCCACCAATCAGGATATTGTCCAGTTAAATGCATTGCTGTTTCATAACAAGTACTAACTGTTTTACCAATACGATTGGCAGCAAGTATTCCTCTGCGTTCATGTATTCCTGTTTTAAAAAATTCATGTTGATGGTCAAAGGGTCTAAAATATTTAAGTTGATGATATTTCATATCTTCAGCCACAGTAATACTCAAGTCCATTAATTGATTTTTTAATGGACCTGGTATTGTTTTTAATGAATCAATGGTAAGATTATGTTTGTCAACAGACCAACGCAATGCTCTTGCCATAAGAACATCTTGACTTACCATATTACCCTTTTAAATCTTTACGAATAAAGTAAATTGCTTCTATTGCTTGACTTAATTCTTTAAGTTCTGTGGGATTTAGTTTCCATGTATTTTTATCTTCTAACACAACATTATCACGTTTATCTAATCCAACATGTAATCTTTCAGTTAGTAAACGTAATATATGTTCTAGTTGACCAGGAAACTTTTCAGCAAAAGCCATTCTATGACTAGCATTAATCTTTTGTAATATTAATGTTTCATTATATCTAGCACTTTCTTGTGCTTGATGAATAACATTGTCTCTGGCTTCGTTCATG